CAAACTGTGTTCCAGAAAGCATACAAGTAGGTGATCGTATAAGAACACAAGATATGAGTCGACGTGGTATAGTAGAAAGTGTAGAATTATACCGCCCATTCAATGGTTTAGCTGTTTATTTTAGAGACAGCTCAGGTACTCTATTAAGAACTCCGGCTACTAATGTAGTTAAGATTTTTGAAGATCAGCCCAAACTAACACTAACAGAAACACGTCAGCTACTAGAATCATTATCTAGGCAGTTAAAACATATAGATAACTATCGTGTACTTGCTTTATTTGAAGCTGCCACAGCTGATGTTCAAGGTCAACCCACAGCTTCTGGTCAACAGCTACAGGCTGCTGACAACAGTTTATATACTAGTATAAAGACCACATTAGCCGGTGTTGCAGATAAGATACGTTCTATGTCTCAGCGAGCTGGAGATGCTGCTGAATATACCTTTGATAATAGCTACTATGCTGCCAAAGAAAAAATCATGGGTAAGTTACCAGTGGCTGCTAGAGAAAAAATTGAAGATATTTTTTCCAAATTAGAACAAGCTGCTCAAAACAACCCAAAACTGAAAAATCCTTTAGTAATAGCTGCCAGTACTAGTGCTGCTTTGCTTATACCCAGTGTAGGCGGAAGTGCAATGGCCATTGCTGGTATTGTAGCGGTATTGAATTTAGTATTTGGTAAAACTCCTTATCGATCATTGCTGACAGGTTTAAGCAGTGGTGCATTGGCCGGGGTACTAGGTTGGGCTGCTCATTCATTACCGCATGTGGCTGACTTGCTTCCAGACTGGGCAGGCGACATTGGTTCGTCATTGCAATCCAAGGCAGGTCATGCTGTTATAAAAGGTGCAGAAATAGCAGGTCACCATGAATTAGAGCATCCTGGTACTGTGGGCAAAGTAAGTAAGGCAGTGGGTTCTGCAGCTAGTCAAGGAATACAAGGTTTGAGAAGTGCTGCCAGCCAAGCTGCACAAGCCAGATCTACTTATGGACTAGGAAGGTAACATGGAAAACTACATTGATGACAATGAAGCCTACTATCGTTTAACTCATCGTTGTGGTTGTGGATGCTTTCATCACTGTGGATCAGAATGTCGCACCGACGGTTGTGATTGTAAGGAATGTAGTTGCAACGATTGCATAGATAAACACATAATCAAAAGCAATAACTAGATTAGCATGATTAGTTGTAATCGAATTGGTATTCGTACTGATTTGTATTGTGATCGTTTCTGCAACGATCTACACAAAATCGACTTTCTTTATTACGATAAAGATGGCTTTGAACTCAACCAAGCCGAACAAAAATACTATCAGCTCATGGGCTATGATTTAAGCGATTGTCTTAACCATCGCGCATACACAGTGCCTTGGTATACCAGTTCGGACCCTAAGCTCATAGTAGACCATAGTGTATTATTATATCGTTGTGGATATCGTGGTGATGCGGAACGACAACTCGAATGTTTAAAAAAATCAGTACCGCAGTCCAGCTTACTGTTAAACACTGTGCCCAAATGGGGTTTTGATTTTGCCCTAGACAGCGTGGACGAGTATGGTGATGTATTTGAAGTCATACACATCGAATACGATACAAATATTTTTGCACAGTTTTGTTCAGAGTTAAATAAGATTAAAGAACGCATTGATAACATGGATTGGCATGCCGCGGCAGATAGTATACTGCAACATTACGATCAATGGCAATCACTGCGTGGGTTCGCACAAAACGATTGGAAAGCAAGACATTTATTAAATTGGAGCCGAGCGGAATTTACCGAAAAGGCTATATAAGTTTTCCTTAGGACCGTCCTAGTTCGCTAGGCCTAAGGCGTCGGGCGGCTGCTGCCCTGTCGATCCACCTCCGCTACCACCCCGGATCGGCTAAAGTGAGCACTAACACTCTTGCTATTTTCCAGCCAATATCATATAATATAATTTTTAATCCAAGGAGTCTCTATGAGTAGTCGCATGTTTAGTGCTGAACAAAAAGCCAAACTCACACAATTGGTCAATGAAGGCATTCAAGTCATGACCGAAATTGAAGACCTTAATTCGGGTCTTTCGGATACAATCAAAGCAGTAGCAGAAGAAATGGAAATTAAACCTGCTATTCTTAAAAAGGCTATTCGCATTGCAGCCAAAAGCAAATTAGGTGAAACTAACAAAGACAACGACGAACTTAATACAATCTTGGAGACTGTAGGCCGTACTCTATGAGTTATGTGGACGCATTGTTTAGTAGGGACGACAACCGAATCTACGTAGTTGAGCGTGTAGATGGGCAAAGAGTCTATCGTGACTTTGCTGCCAACTATATGTTTTACTATGATGATGCTCGAGGTAAATTCCGTACAATCTATGGCACACCAGTGAGTAGATTCAGTACCCGAAATTATAAAGAGTATGCCAAAGAACTCAAACTGCACAGTACCAAGCGACTTTGGGAAAGTGATATTAAACCAATTAGTCGTTGCCTAGAAGAAAACTACTCAGGCAAACCTTCACCTAAATTGCATACTGTGTTTTTTGACATTGAGGTTGATTTTGACCCAGTACGCGGATTCAGCAGACCAGAAGATCCGTTTAATCCAATTACAGCTATTAGTCTTTACATGGATTGGCTTGATCGTTTAGTAACACTGGTAGTACCCCCACGCACAATGTCCTGGGAAAGTGCCGAAGAACTTGTATCAAAATTTGATAATTGCTTTCTTGTTCAACGCGAAGAAGATCTCATACTGACCTTTTTGGATCTGATTGAAGATGCCGATATACTGTCAGGTTGGAATTCAGAAGGATTCGATATTCCATATATGGTTATGCGTACCAAACGCATCTTAAGCAAAGATGATACTCGCAGGTTTTGTCTTTGGGATCAGTATCCTAAAGAACGCAGCTTTGAACGTTTTGGTGCGGAAAACCTTACCTTTGATTTAATCGGGCGAGTGCATATGGACTATATGCAGTTGTACAGGAAGTATACCTATGAAGAACGTCATAGCTATAGCCTAGATGCCATTGGTGAGCACGAATTAGATGAACGTAAAATTCAATACGAAGGAACCTTAGACCAATTATACAATAAAGATTTTGCCACGTTTGTTGATTACAATCGACAAGATACCTTACTGTTAGCCAAACTAGACAAGAAACTACGTTTCTTAGACTTGGCCAATGAACTAGCGCACGATAATACTGTGCCGTTACCAAAAGTTTTAAGTGCTGTAGCAGTAACCGAACAAGCTATTATAAATGAAGCTCATAGCAAAGGTTTGGTTGTTCAAAATAGGAAAAATAATGGCAATGACACACAAGCGGCAGGTGCCTATGTTGCTTATCCCAAAAGGGGAGTACACGAATACATCGGCGCCATCGATATCAACAGTCTATACCCATCGGCGATCCGCGCTCTTAACATGGCGCCAGAAACCATTGTTGGTCAATTGCGACCAACCTACACAGACAAATACATAGCTGATAAAATGTCATCGGGCGCCAGTTTTGCTGATGCATGGGAAAACTTGTTCGGTAGCTTAGAATATACAGCAGTAATGGATCAAGAGCCTGGTCGAGAAATCACAGTTGACTGGGAAACTGGAGATTCAGAAGTAATGTCAGCACGAGATGTTTATCATCTTGTTTTTGAAGGTCGTAACCCTTGGATACTAAGTGCAAATGGAACTATCTTTAAATACGATATCAAAGGTATTGTACCAGGCTTGCTTGAGCGTTGGTACAGTGAACGCAAAGATTTACAGGCTAAGAAGAAAGACGCACAGACTGCTGAAGACAAAGCCTTTTGGGACAAGCGACAGTTGGTTAAGAAGATCAACCTTAACTCACTTTATGGTGCTATTCTTAATCCTGGATGTCGCTTTTTTGATAAGCGTATTGGTCAAAGTACAACCCTAACTGGTCGTGTTATTGCACGCCATATGGATGCCCATGTCAACGAGTGCATAACCGGTGAGTATGATCACGTAGGCCGAGCTATCATCTATGGTGATACAGACTCTGTGTATTTCAGTGCTTATCCGATTATCCAATCCGAAGTAGCAGCCGGTACAATGGAATGGAACAAAGACATCTGTGTTCAGTTATATGATAGTATTGCAGAAAGTGTGAATGATTCGTTTCCAGGACTTATGGATCGTGCATTTAACTGCCCAAGAGATATGGGTAGTATAATCAAAGGTGGGCGGGAACTTATCTCCAGCAAAGGTCTGTTTATCAAGAAGAAACGATATGCAGTATTGATCTACGACCTAGAAGGTGCCAGACTGGATCTCGATGGTAAACCTAGTAAGGTCAAAGCCATGGGCTTGGATCTGAAAAGATCCGACACTCCTAAGATAGTACAGGACTTTCTAAGTGAACTACTACTAGCAGTGTTGACTGGGGCCGATCGAGACTATGTTTACGACAAGGTTAGAGCTTTTAAAGAAGACTTCCAACAACGACCAGCTTGGGAAAAAGGTACGCCAAAGCGTGTAAACAACCTCACACACTATACCGATCTAGAAGCCAAAAAAGGTCGTGCTAACATGCCAGGTCATGTACGTGCTG